AACAAGCTGTCCTTAAGGACAAAACTTACCGATTAAAAGGCAATAAGGCTCCACTAGCCTTTATGATTAATTCACGTAACTCACGTAGAAAACCACTATTATACTTTGATGGAAATCGAAACAGAGCTCTAAGATACGCATCAAACCAAGGTTCACCATTTGAAGACGAGCAAGACGATAATGCAATCTTAGAACCCATTGTTTTTGAAGATGGTATGTTATTTGTAAGAAAGGAAAACCCAGTCTTACAAGAGTTTTTATCATATCACCCAGGTAATGGAACTCTTTTTGAAGAGGTTGATAACGAAAAAGATGCAGCAGTTGATGTTGAAACATTAGACGCTCAGCTTGAAGCGCAAGTCGCAGCAAAAGACTTAGACATTGAGATGCTTGAAACTATAGGCCGAATAGCTCTTTCTTTGAATGTAGACAAACTATCTACAGCAGAGCTTAAACGAGACGTTAGATTATATGCCAGAAACAACCCAGAGGATTTTTTGAACACATTGAATGATCCTATGTTAAAGTTGCAAAGTCTAGCTTCTAAATGTCTTGCTGAAGGTCTATTAAAGATGAAAAACAAAAACAAGGATATATACTTCAATTTACCTCAAAATAAAAAGAAGCTATTAAGCGTTCCTTTTGGTGACTCACCAATACATACGCTGGCATCTTTCTTCCAAACAGACGATGGTATTGAACTTATGTCTATGTTGGAAAACAAGCTAGAAGATTAAACCCCTGTATAGCTAACCGCTATACACCTACCCCTTCAGAAATGGAGGGGTTTATTTATTTTGATTATCTTTGCATAAAATATTATCAGATGATAAACAGTGTAAGGAATACTGTATTGGCTATAGCTAACAAGCAGAACTTTGGATACATAAGTCCAGCGGATTTTAACCTTTATGCAAAGCAAGCTCAATTAGATATCTTTGAAAATTACTTTTACAGGTACAATGAATGGATTGCAAAGCAAAACGCAAGAGTTTCTGGAAGTCAATATGCAGATATAGTAAAAAATTTAGAGGAAGTTATTGATCTATTTTCTGTAGAGGACCCTCTTTACAGAAATCAATCTAACGTTTATAACACCCCAAACGAAACAAACAATAATAATACATACTACCTTTTAAATAAGGTTTTGGTGTATCAGAGTGTTTTTTTAGAAGGCACTACAGATGGCACGTCTGGGGGGAATAATTCAATAGTTGATTCAACACAGGATTTTCCATCACTAGGAGTGTCTGTTGGTGACTATGTCGCTGTTCAGATTGGAGATGAAATTTTATTTTTGACTATTACAGCTTTAGTTGGTACAGATAGATTGACAGTTAACTCAACAGGGATAACAACCACAGGGAATCCTTACGCAATATATAAACCTTCAACATTGATAAAAGAGTCTGAAAGAGTATCTCACTCAAAGATAACAATGCTTAATGCGTCTAATTTAACAGCTCCAAAGATTAATACGCCAGCGTACACACAAAGTGAGCTTACAATATCGATGTACCCTTCTACTATAGATGCGGTAGGACAGGTAAGATTACAGTATATTAGAAAGCCAAGAGATCCGAGATGGACGTACACAACACTAGCGGGTGGTGAACCAGCTTTTGATCAAGGAGCTTCGGATTATCAAAATTTTGAATTACCTGATAGTGATGAGCCAAGATTAGTTCACAAGATACTTCAATACGCTGGAATATCTATAAGAGAGGCGGACATTTATCAAGCTGGAGCTAATAAGGAAGTTAAAGAAGTACAAAAACAAGGATAATGGCATATATAACAGGATATCAATATTACGAGAATAACGGATCAAACCCAGAAGATCAAAACTGGGGATCGTATCAATACATATCTTTAGATGATATTGTAAACAACTTCATGCTTATGTATGTTGGAAACGACAAGTTAGTTAATAACGTTGAGCGTTACAATGTATTGTTTCATGCAAAGCGTGGTATTCAGGAGTTAAACTATGACGCCCTTAAAGAAACTAAGGTAGTAGAATTATCTGTTTGTGATAATGCAACAGCTGTTCTGCCGCCAGATTATATAAACTGGGTCAGAATATCATTATATAAAGACGGTGTTTTAATGCCGCTTACAGAGAATGTAAATACCAACTTCTCGAAGAGTTATCTGCAAGATAATGATTGTCGTGTTCTATTTGATGAGGATGGAGATATACTTGTAGGTACTGGTATATTAGACAATGATCGTGCTGACGGTTTGCAGAAGACACAATATCTAGGAAGCGGAAAGATGAATGGAGCTTTGGGATATCAGATAGAGGGCAAGTGGATTTTTGACTACCCAATAGGAGCCAGATACGGACTAAATACCGAAACTGCAAACGCTAACCCAACCTTTAAAATAAACAAGGCTGGCGGTGTTATAAGTTTTAGTTCAGATATGGCGGATCAAATCTTAGTGTTGGAGTACGTTTCTGATGGAATGGAAAACGGAGATGACGCCAAGGTCAGTTTAAACAAAATGTTTGAGGATTATATATATGCCTACATTAAGTATGCTATACTTAATTCTAAGTTTGGTGTTCAGGAATACATTGTGAACAGAGCTAGAAAAGACAAAAGCTCTCTGTTGAGAAACGCAAAAATAAGATTAAGCAACATTCATCCAGGGCGTCTACTTATGAATATGAGAGGTGCTCAAAAATGGTTAAATTAGAATGAAGATAAATAAGAACTTTGTTGGGTCCAGAATGAATAAGAGTCTGGATGAGAGATTAATACCTGCTGGTGATTATATAGATGCGTTAAATATCCGTGTGTCATCAGACGAAGACGGACAGGCGTTGAGTGTTGAAAATGCCATTGGTAATGAGCTTTTGGCAACACCTGAATTCGAGGGGTCTCCATTAACCAATGCTAAGTGTCTTGGCGCATTCGAAGATGGGACCAACGAAACTATTTACTGGTTTGTTACCTCTGACGAGGCAGACATGATATTGTCGTACAACGCTAGGACCGATTCAATTAATTATCATGTTGTATCTGTTACAGTTCTAAATTTTAACGATCAATACCTTATGAATGGTATAGATAAGATTGATGATTTTCTTTTCTTTACTGACAATTATAACCAGCCGAGACGTATTAATGTAAAAAGTTCTTATCCTCATCCTGTATCTGGTGTCGACCAGATCACAGAGGATGATATATCTGTAATAGTTAAACCACCTGTAAACGCACCTGTATTGGAGTTGTCTAAAAAGGCAACTAAGCAAAACTACATGGAGGATAAATTCATAAGGTTTGCATATAGGTATAAATATAAAGACGGAGAGTATTCTGCTCTCTCTGAGTTTTCAGACTTAGCCTTCACTCCTGGTCAGTTTAAATTAGACTATGGAAGCTATGACATGGTTGGTATGAAAAACAGTATAAATTCAGCTAGAGTAACCTTCAACACTGGTCCTAGTGATGTTGTTGGGGTTGACTTGTGTTTTAAGTTGTCTAATTCTAACGTTATAAACGTTGTAGAAAAATACAATAAGTTAGACAGTGGATGGCCTGATAGTTCTGATGTATCTATTGAGTTTACAAATCAAAAAATCTATACCACACTGGCAGAAAGTGAACTACTGAGACTGTACGACAATGTCCCAAAATATGCAAAGGCACAGACAACAGTTGGTAACAGAATCATGTATGCTAATTACATTGACGGATATGACGTTGACACTGTTTTAGATTATGATCTTGAGCTTATTAACCAAGATATAGGATTTAATCCTATACCAGAAGGGCAATCTAATGGCGATGCATATACAATATCTGGAGGTAGTGTGACTATAACAAATTCAAGGCTAGATATTGACTTAACAGATGTTGAGCTAATTGAGGGTGGTAGTTTAAACATAGATTTCAACATAAGACACGACTCCTTTGGTGGAGATGCTACGTATGTTGACGGAAGTGAGGTTGAAAACGAATATCAGGAAACGTTTCAATTTATATTTCCTAGGGACTACTCATCTGTTAATGATTTAGCTACAGACCCCGAATTTTTGTCTTCAATAGAACTAACAGATCCAACTGGATTTCCAGGCACAGAAAGTGACGGTTATAGTCTAAGCGACTTGTTTTTCTCAAATCTAACTATGCATGCAAGCGGAGACTGGGATCTTTCTGATGGTGGTATCACTTCATCAGACCAAGGCTTTGTCGTCTCTCATTCTGCAAACACATTGAATCTGCAAGTCCCTGCTGTCGAATTCGAGAGTAATGTAACCCCTGGAACTTTTGCTTATGAATATTTCCTAATGGCAGAGACTACAGTGTCTGTAACAGAACAGGGAAACAGGCAAAGTTTACACAGTAATAGAGATTATGAGGTTGGTATTGTTTATTTAGACCAATACAACAGAGCTTCAACAGCGCTAGTGTGTAACAACAACACCGTTTATGTTGAGCCTCAAGACTCCATAAATAAAAACTCAGTACAGGCAACCATAAAACATTTAGCTCCAAGCTGGGCGAAAAGATATAGACTTGTTATGAAGCCAAGTAAGGGCAACTACGAGACCATATACGCTAAACAATATTATTTTGATTCCCAGGAATCTGTTTGGTGGGTTAAATTGGAGGGTGACAATCAGACTAAATTCAAAAATGGCGACAACCTTATTGTAAAAGCTGCTTCAAACGGACCGCTTACAGATGTTGTAAAAACAAAGGTTTTAGATCTTGGTACGAAAGAAAAGCACTTTATAGACGAGACAGATGAGCTGCCCCCAAACTCAGGTGTTTATATGAAGTTGAGACCCACTCAATATAGTATATCAGAACCAGAAAACGGAGATATTGACAAGGGGGCGAAGAGCAAAAAAAATGGTTATGGCATTGCATACCCAACATATATCGAAGACAATGCTAATCCAGGGACATATATAAATTATGATATTCCATCTGGAAGTGAGGTTCGTATATTCTTTTCAAACACAAGAAACGGTTCTGGTTATAGATGTGGGTCTAGGAGATTTAAATTCGATAGGACTTTTACAGCCACCAGAGATTATAACAATCTACATGATTTCATCATAGGTGAAAACATAGACTTTAACAACCCAACAAACAATCCAGCCACAGAGAGTAGCGATGATACGACTCCAAGCGCCGACTTTGACGAAAGCGTAGGGACTTTCGTTGGTTTGCCATTTGGCGTTTTTCAAGGAGGATACGATGCCCCTGGGGGTGTAACAGGGATACGTTGGGCTGAAGCTGGTACAGAGGGGACTTCAAATTATGAATCTTACCTTACGTTTACACAAGCTGGAAGAAAGTGTAATGGTCGTAACTACTGGATGGACGTTCATATACAGGTGTTCAGAGCTGGAGCTCTTCTTGTTTTTGAAACTGTCCCAGAGGAAAACACAAACGAGATTTATTACGAGAGTTTCAATAGCTATCCAATAACAGAAGACAGATATCACACTGGAAATGTTCAAAATCAAAGCGCAGCAAGCAATTGTGTTGTAGATTTAGACATGTACAACTGTTTTTCTTTTGGCAATGGAGTTGAAAGCTTCAAGATAGAAGATGGCTTAGCAAAACCTGGTTTTAAAATAGGGGCTAGAATCACGGCTGTATCGGAGCAAGATTATAAGGAGTCGCACAGGTACGCCGACATTACGTATAGTGGTGTTTACAACGACGAAACCAACCTGAATAAACTAAATGAGTTTAACCTAGGGCTTGTTAACTTCAAAACTTTAGAGAAATCTTTTGGACCTATTGAGGTTCTTCACGCAAGACAGAAGGACATACTAGTCCTTCAGGAAGATAAGATATCATATGTTCTTTTAGATAAAAACTTATTATCTGATGCTGGAGCAGGGGGTAGCATTGTGTCGACTCCTGCTGTACTAGGAACTCAAATGGCACGCATTGAAGAGTTTGGTATTAGCAACAACCCTGAAAGTTTCGCTGTTCATGGTTTTGACGTATTTTTTACAGACTCCAAAAGAGGATCTGTAATCAATCTTAGAGGTGGTCAAGGTCCTGGAGATCAATTAAGTGTTATTTCTTCATTAGGAATGCGTTCTTGGTTTAGAGATGAGTTCATAGACAATATGAACAATATAAAATTAGGGTGTTACGATCCATACATGAATGAATACGTACTATCCATTACAGATGACCCTCTTGACATTCAGACAGACACTGTTGATTGTGGATTTACAGTGGCTCAACAAACCTCTAGCACACCTATCACGTACACAGTAAACCTAGGTGAATATAACGGGGACGTCGACATAGATTACAGTGTTACTTCTGGAAGTCTTCATGTTTTAGTTACATACGACGGAACAAATGTTATTGATCAATCTGTGACAGGTACTGGAACCTTAACGTTCTCAAGAGACGTTTATAATGTAAATGAGTGTGTTGTTGTTTTAACTCCAACCTCAGCAACTTATGAGCTTGACTTTGGTTGTGTTCAGGCGCAGCAACTCACTGTTATAAGAATAGTTAAAAATACAGATCAAATGGAAACTCAGTCTATTCATCACGAATACTTCTGGGAATCGAATGGACATACAAGTCCAGTGATCACTGATTCTGTGACATTTGGAGTGGGTCCAGTATCTTTATATGAGTCATTTACTGGCTATGAGTCTTCTGGCGGAATACCAGAGGAGGGGGCTACTGTTACAATGAGATACAAGAAATTGGCAGGAGATTTAGCGGAGTGGGACGCAGATAAATTTAAATATCTTGTTTCGGGAACGTTATATGATGAGAGTGACATCAACACATTAAGTCCTCTCCTTCAGGAAGCAACTCCAATAAATAACCCTGCGACAGACGTGTATGAAGCTTCATTTACATACGCAAACCCATCGGATCATCAATATTTGTATTTGGTTTGGGATTACATAGAACCTCAAATCGAGTGTTCTGACACACTTTCTGCAAGCGGTAGTGAAGGTATATATGAATTGGAGCTTGAATTAGGAACAGACACAGGTATTGCTACAGTTGAGTTTAACTCTATTGGTATCCCTGATAGATTTGAAATATTGTGGGACGGATCGGTAGTAGCCGACTCCTTATTTGTTGGAGATGACTTGCCAGATAGTGTGGACGAAAACTTAATTATAAATGCAACGTCTTTACCTGTCTATGAGTTTAACGGAACCAACTTTGCTCAAAGTGCAACAGAGCCAACAAGAAACGTAAACTTCAGCTCTGCTGATATAGCAAATTCATCAACGGCTAGACCAACGACTGGAGATGGATCTATAGGTAATCAGATTGGTGTTGTCGGAGGTTATCCCGCTTCTTTAGGAGGATTTACTCCTCTGGCATCTGATGGAAATGTTAAGCTACAGTTTGATAAAACCACAGCATACCCAACAAAGGTAACTATTAGAGTCACTGGTGTCAATACACAAACAGGTTGGAATATTCTAGGAATTGAATGCCCTGTAGATACCACTCCAGTTGGATACGATACCGATAATTTCTTCTTACAAGATTGGGCTTGGCAAGATGATGTTGATCCTCTGGGTGGAGCCGTAGCGTCAGTTGTTGTTATAGAATTAACTAACGGAGATTGGTATTATGATATTATAAACGGAACGGGGATAAATCCATTTGAATCTGAGTATCCAGTTGGAAGTACGATTGACCTGTCTAATGATTTCTTTGGTCCATTTGCTACTAGAGCTCTGGCAGAGGCGGATTTTGAAGATTCAATAGGTGGATATATAATAGGGTATAGTAATTATCAAAATGTTAACACAAGTAATTATACAATAGTAGACTAATGGTATATACATTAACATATAGCGAAGGAGCAAAAGGGTGGCCGTCCTTTTACTCATTTAATCCAGAGGCAATGGTTGGTATGAACAATTATTTCTATTCATTTAAGAATGGAAGGTTGTATAGACACAACACAGGGGCCAGAAATAATTTCTATGGAACTCAATATCCATCTACAATCAGAGGTGTGATGAATGATGAGCCGTCTACTGTAAAAACTTTTAAAACCATAAGTCTCGAAAGCTCAGCTCCATGGAATTGTACTCTAACCAGTGATTTAGGTTCTGGGTTTATAGATAGGGCGTGGTTTAGTTTAAAGGAGGGCGATTATTACGCACACATTAGAAGAAATGAAGATGATGGTGTACTTGAAATGAGGTCTTTACAAGGAATTGGATCTTGTGATAGCGTAAGTTCTGCTGATCCGTCTGCCGTTATTGTTACATTTTCATTCCGATTAGATAGTATGATATCCGTAGGGGATAAAATGTATAGACAGACAGGAGGCGGGCTTGCTTTAGTTGGGGATATAACCAATGTAACTGGTAGGACCATAACTGTAAACACCAATGTAAGTGGAGGTTCAATCCCTTCAGCTGGAGTCTTTTTAGCTTACATAAAGAATAATGTGGCTGAATCTTACGGAACAACTGGTTACTATATGCAGTATGACCTAGAGCTGCCTACAAGTGTATCATCAATCCCCACAGAAATATATGCTATAGGATCCTCTCTATTTAAGAGTTTTCCATAAAAATTTAGTATATTTGCACTGAATGAATTTAATTAAGATAGTAAAATCTGTTTTTAAGAAAAAAAGCAATGATGA